AGCCGTCACTGCAGTCAAAACTTCGCACAGGGCCGAACCAGTGGCAGACATGGAGCCAGTTTTTATACAGGACTTCCACGATCCTGGATATTCACAACACTGCTTTTGTGGTTCCTGTGTTTGATCCATCCATGGTTATCACAGGATACTATCCCGTCATTCCGCTTGAAGCAGAGGTTATTGAGTACAAAGGTGAGTTGTGGCTCAGATATAAGTTTTCTCATGGCGAAACGGCAGCGGTTGAACTTAAAAAGTGTGCGATCCTGACAAAACATCAGTACAAGGATGACTTTTTCGGATCCCGAAATAATGCATTGGATGATACCATGAAACTCATCCACATACAGAATGAGGGGCTTGAAGAAGCCATCAAGAACAGTGCATCATATCGGTTTATTGCACAGGTAAACAACTTTACAAAAGCCGAAGATCTTGCAAAAGAGCGCAAGCGGTTTTCAGAAGAAAATCTGACAAAGGATGCAGAGGCTGGCGGGATTCTGTTATTCCCGAATACATACCACGACATCAAGCAGGTGGATTCAAAGCCGTACACGGTCGATGCCGAGCAAATGAAACTGATACTTGAGAATGTCAGCACTTACTTCGGAGTAAATGAAAAGGTGCTCCGGAATGAAGCCACAGGAGATGAACTGGATGCATTCTTTAATGGCGCAATTGAGCCGTTTGCGGTACAGTTTAGCGAATCAATGACTAAAGCGATCTTTTCAGAGCGTGAACGCGCTCAAGGGTCGCATCTGATCGCTAATGCGAATCGCTTGCAGTACATGACCACGAATTCAAAGGTTGAACTTGCTCAGCAGATGCTTGATCGTGGTGTAATGTGCATCAATGAGGCAAGGGAACTGTTTAATTATGCTCCCGTGGAAGGTGGAGAGATACGAACCATTCGGGGCGAATATAAAAACGCAACAGAATCAGATCTGTTGAAAGGAGGTTTGACAAATGGCACTCAAAACTAATGAAAGAGAATACAGAGACTTCACACTCTCTGTGTTGAAAGCAGAACAGGATGACAAGGAAAACAAGAAGATGGTGCGAGGTTATGCGTCAACCTTTAATCAGCCATATGTTCTTTATTCGCATGGCGAGAATGAGATCAGAGAAGTGGTTGACCCTCATGCATTTGATGAGGCTGACATGTCTGATGTGATTTTCCAATATAATCACGAAGGCAGGGTTTTTGCAAGGATCTCAAACAACACTCTTTCTGTTATCCCGGACAATATCGGGCTTGCCATCGAAGCGGATCTTGGCGGCACTGAGATCGGTCGTGATCTGTATGAAGAGATAGCAGGTGGTTATACCACAAAGATGAGTTATGGTTACACAGTATTAGAAGATTCCTGGGAAGATACCAGGGAGAATGACAAAGTCATTAGCACCAGAACAATCAAAAGGATTGGCAAGGTGTTTGATGTATCGGCTGTATCTATACCAGCCAATGATGGCACTTCCATCACAGTGCGCAATCTGACTGACGGAGTGATCGAGAGGATTAAGGCGGAGCGACTGAATGCACTGAACTTGGAGCGCGAAAAATTAAAACTGAAACTAAGATTGGAGGATTAAAAAGATGACGAACGAAGAAATCAAAGTAATGTCTATGGAACAGGTTGAGTCTCGTAGAGCCGAGATCAAAAACGAGATCGAGACTGCTGATGAAGTCAGGATCGCAGAACTGAAGACTGAGGTTGATGCACTGGAAAGCCGTAAGGCGGAGATCGAGACCAGTGAGACCCGGGCAATGCTTAAAGAAGTGCTTGCAGGTGCAGGCAAGGTTGTAGAAGCGCACAAGGCAAATGAGGATGCAAAAGAGATCAGAAACACTCCTGCATACATCAATGCTTTTGCCGAGTATCTTAAGACTGGTGATGACAGAGAGTGCCGCACTCTTCTGAGCAAGAACGCTGTTGGCGGTTATGTTCCTGTTCCGGAACTTGTTGATGAGATTATCAGAACCGCATGGGATAATGAAGAGATTCTGAGCCGTGTACGCAAGACTTCTATCAAGGGCAATCTTAAGGTTGCTTTTGAACTTTCTGCTGATGGTGCATATGAGCACACTGAAGGCACCAGCGCTCCCACTGAGGAATCCCTGACGATTGGTATCGTTACCATGATTCCGAAGAACATCAAAAAATGGATCCGCATTTCTGACGAGGCAGTTGCACTTGGTGGCGAAGCGTTCATCCGTTATGTCTATGATGAACTTACCTATCAGATCGTTAAGAAACTTGCTGCCCTCGTGGTAACTGACATCGTAACGCTTAACACTTCCGCTGGATCCACAGCAGTTTCCGCTGCAAAGATCACTGCTGCTCCTGGCCTTAATACGATTGCTGAGGCTTATGCAAATCTTTCCGATGAAGCAAGAACTCCGGTTATCGTTATGAACAAATTGACCTATGCAAACTTCACGGCTGCACGTGCACTTGGCAACTTTGAAGTTGATCCGTTCATGGGGCTGACTGTTTTGTTTAACAACACCCTTCCTGCATATGACACAGCATCCGCTAATGCAGTTTATGCATTCGTTGGCGATCTGTCCGGTGCTCAGGTGAACTATCCTGAAGGCGAAGGTGTAGTGATCAAGTGGGATGATCTGTCCGAAGCAGAATATGATCTTGTAAAGGTTGTTGGCCGTCAGTATGCTGCACACGCTGTAACAGCAGACAAGCGGTTTACAAACATTGCTAAACCCTCCAGCGGGACCTAATGAAGGTTAGGCTTTTAAGGGATGCAAGGATTTTACACAAGGCAGGGGAGACTGTTGAGGTCTCCCCCGCTGAGTTTCAGTTTCTGACATCCCTTGGCGGCGCAGTGGCTATTCCTGAAACAGCGGCAGGAAAAGCACAGGAAAAAGCAACGAACACAACCACAAAGAGGAAAACCACTAAATGAAATTATTGATAGCGATCCCAACGCTTGATTTCATGCATTATCGCTTTGTTGAAAGTTTGACCAAACTGATCTGCAAGTTGAGTGAAGATGGCATAGACTTCAAGGTTGAATACAAGAGCGGCACGCTTGTATACCACGCACGCGAGAAACTGGCTACAATGGCATGGCAAGAAGGATTTACGCATGTCCTTTGGTTTGATACTGACATGGTATTTACTGAGGACATTTTTGATGATTTGATTTTCCATGACAAGGATTTTGTTTCCGGTATATGCCATGGCAGAAGGGCACCATACAGCAGTTGCCTGTTTAGTAGCATTGAGCCAATTCAGCGTCTTTCCCTTGCGGAATATCCTGATAGGCTGTTCTCAGTTGCAGCAAGTGGTTTTGGGTGCGTTCTGATGAAAACCGAAGTTTTGTTGGCTGTAAAAGAGAAATTTGGTGTTTGTTTTATGCCAACGGCAGCACTTGGTGAGGATTTGGCGTTCTGCAACAGAGCGGCGAAGTGTGGTTATACTATGTGGGCTGATCCTGCGGTTAGGCTCGGACATATCGGGCATATTGAGATATGGCCGGAGGATGAGCAAAAGTGGGCGGAAGGCTTACATCATTATTGAGAGGTATTTAAGATGCTTGAACTCGTTAAAATGGCACTTAGGGTGACTACAAATGCATATGATCTTGAAATCCAGGCACTTATTGATGCCGCTAAATTGGATCTCGGGGTGGCAGGGGTAACGCTCCCGGAAGAACTTGACGCTATCTGTCAGAGGGCGGTCATTACTTACTGCAAAATGCATTTTGGCGAGCATAACCCGGAATATGTATTCAGGCAGTACAAAGAGTCATATGACGAGCAAAAAGCACAGTTATCAATGGCTACGGGGTACACAACATGGTAGATGATGTTATCCATCTGATAAAAGAGACAAAGACACGGGATCCTCTTGGGGTCCCGGTCGTTACTCGCGAAAGCAGGCAGGTATTCTGTCAAGTGTATAGCGTGAACTCTACGGAGTTTTTTGAAGGCGGGCGGAATGGTTTGAACCCGGCATTCCTTTTTAAGATCTTCTTTGGCGACTATGACGGCGAAGAGATCGTGGAATACAAGGGGCAGACCTATTCCGTTTACAGAACATATCAGGCACGCACTGACACGCTTGAACTGTACGCAGAAAGAAAAGGCGGCACAAATGGCAGTCATTAACTCTTCGAAGTTTAACTTTTCCGAAAACATCAAACAGATGCTTGACCACTATCTGATTGATGATGTCGTTCCGGCTATGTATGAAGCTATTGACGAAGTGAGCAAAGAAGCGGTGAGAAAGTTGAAAGCTGAATCCCCGCGCGGCGCTACTGGTAAATATGCAAAAGGTTGGACGCGAAAAATGGACAAGCAGCGCATTATGGTTGGTGCGACCGTTTATGGTAAGAGTGGCACATATCAATTAGCGCATTTGCTTGAACACGGCCATGCTAAGCGTGGAGGCGGAAGAGTTAAATCAATAGTGCATATCGCACCTGTTGAGGACTGGGCTGTGAAAGAAGCCTTTGACAGAATGGTTGATAAATTGGAGGGAATCTGAATGACATGCTTAGAAGTTGCTGAAATGATCGAAAGCATCGGGATTCCATATGCCTATCGAGCATTTGAAGAAGGCACAGGAATTGCGCCACCTTTTATCTGCTATTTTTATTCAGGTAATGTTCCGGAGCCTGCTGATAATGTCAATGTTGTAGATATTGAAGAACTCAATATCGAACTGTACACCGACCACAAGAACTTCGCACTGGAAAAGCAGATCGAGGATGTGCTGAAGGCGCACGATCTTGCTTTTAACCGCGAAGAGGAATGGATTGAATCCGAAAAGATGCAGATGACAATTTATACGATGGAGGTATTGATCAATGAATAAGATTATGTATGGATTAAAAAATGTCCACTATGCAAAACTGATCGAGACCGTGGATACTACGACCAGCGAGGTGTCCTACAGCTATGGCGCCGTAAAGGCATGGCCTGGCGCGGTTTCCCTGTCTCTTGCGCCCCAGGGCGACACCTTGAAAGAGTATGCTGATGATAGTGAGTGGTATACGCTCGCGGCTAACAACGGATATGAAGGCGACTTCGAGTATGAAGTTATGCCGGAAGACTTCCGCGAGAATATTCTTGGAGAAACGCTCGATAACAAGGGCGTATTCGTTGAGAAGAATGACACAAGCACCACATACTTCGCACTCCTGTTTGAGGTAAATGGTGACTCCAAGAAGCGCAGGAATCTGTTCTACAAGTGTTCTGCTACACGCGAGAACAACGAGAACAACACCAAAGGTGAGAGCATTGAGCCAACACATGGCACCATCACCATCACGGCTGTAGCACGCGCGGATGGCAAGGTAAAAGCAAGTACCAGTGACAACGTGGATACTGCCACTTACAATGCATGGTACTCTGCAGTTTATGAGACCGCAGGATCCACAACCTGATTTGCAAAACAAAACATGAAAAGGCCCTGGGCATATGTCCGGGGTCTTTTTTGAAATAATGGAGGGTAAAAATGTACGGAGAATTGAAGTGTAAAGATCCAAAAGGCGAGGACAGGACGGTTC